GCTTGGTCTAAATCTAATTAATCTTTCATATTGAATTAACAGTGGGTCAGAGACTCCTGGAGCAGCAATGTAGTTTTTAAAGACATCTTCTATGTTTGTAGGGGATGTAGGGAATATTGGTACCATCTGCTCTGTACCGCTTAAAATACCAAAACGCTGAAGTTGTCCAACAACATAGTGATTTACAAAAGTTGGTGGAAATGCGGTGACGTTAATATTTTCCATAATCTTATTCTACCCCAATCTTTGCATTTGTTATCCACTTGTATCCAGTAGCAACGCCTTTTGGTCTGCCTTGCTTTGCTCCTGCTGGTAGATTCTTTTTATAAATAGTTGGGTTACTAATATAATCTGAAACTCCGCTTGCTCTTAGAAATGCCTGAGTAAAATATCTTCTCATGAATTCATCAAAGATTCTTTCAAAAGAACCCTCTACTTCTGTTCCACCTGGATTTCTTACTGTAATTGGCTTTGATGTAAAAACAGTTTCTCCGCCTGAATAAAATCTTATTACAGAGTTTTTCTTTGGTTTTATAAAAACTGGAATTCCATCTTCCATGATTCTTGCTTTATTATAAAAAGGTGTATTCGTGTCTGCTTGAACGCTTGTTGATTGTCTAAAAGTTGAGTTTATAGAAAGACCAAGATTGCTAACAGTATAGTTAATGTCAAACAGTCTTGCTTCTGGACTTCCAGTTCTGTACCACTCATATACGTGATGAAGTGCTGAACTGTTTGCTCTTGCTTCAACATCTATGTACTCACCTAAAGCAAAAATAATGCCTCTTCCCAAATTATCAAGAAACACCTTCTTGCCTTTTTGTGCACCTTCTAAAAACCCTAAAGAGTAGTTTGCAATATTTAAAAGATCTTTTTCAAAATTGTTTGTTGTTAGTGAAACTCTCATTAGTCACCAACTGTCTGGTTTTCGGTTCTACGCCACAGCATTTTGTAGTATTCTATTTCACCAAATGGACCAACAAATGGTTCAAGAGTTCCAACTTCATATATTGTTCCACGGCCAGTTCTAGGCCCAGCAGTTTCTTTATAAAGTATAGTATCGGTTTTACTTCTAATATTTGTAATAAGAATATTTGTTATTGCATTTTCTGACTCATTAGAAGACACTCTTATATCTGATCTTGATCTACAAACTAATTTTCCATCATATTGTAAAAATGTGTCTGGCTTTAATTCAACATCTCCAGCACCGCCTACTGTAGTAGCATTGCAAACAATAGTTCTATCAAATACCCATTCTTTGTTAGGCTGACCATAACTATTTTGTGTAATTATAGGATAGTAAATATCAGCCTTCATTGGATAGATAAAATCTGTTGTATCGCAACTTATCATTACAATACTCCAGGTGTACCAAAGTTTGTTATATACTTTTCTAGGATTCTGTCTACTAGGATATTTCCTGTACCTTCAAGTGCAGACTTATCAATTTTAATCTTATATTGATCGGTAGAATAATCAAGGATATATCTCTTGTGGTATTCCATTCTTCCACACTTAATATCATCAATAACCATTGTAATAGCATCTTGGATATCATAAGGTACTACTTTGTACCCAGTTTCAAGCGAGAACAGATAGTTGAAAGTTATTGGAAATGTAACACCTGCTGCAACTGCCAAAGTTACGGGGCTATCCTCTGTGTCATATAAATAGATGGAATCTGACTCACCAAGCGGCACACCCTTTGGTGTTCCAACTGCTCTGACATATGAATCAGTAGTTTGCTGATTCCACTCTTTAATAATTGCTGTTTTATCTTTTGTTAATAAGTAACTCCACTCAAACAATGCTTGTGGATCTTGTGTTGAATCCCAAACAAGTTCATTGTTTTCATAAGCCTTTAAGATTTTATAAACTCTGTCCCAGATAGCAAGGTAGTCTGTTCCGTTGCCATTTACTTCATACCAAGATCTTTCATAATAAAATCCTCCAGGAACAATGGAATCAATGATTGCTCTTGCTAAGTCTTCATACTGTGTATACTCATTAATTTCAGTTGCTGTTCCTGACCCATACTTTTTTGCAAGTGTGGTTGGATTAACATACGGGCGCATTACCTCTAGATTATCTTCAACAACAATCTCTGCCTGCTCACCATCTTCTACCTCATAGATTGCCAAATAATATGATTCATCATAAGAACTAAATAAGGATGGCAAGGTGTATTCAATTTGTGATCCAGAAGTAGATGTTATATTTTCTTCAACTTCAATAACATTTCTAGAACTGTCTTGAATTAGCAATAAATACTCTGTGTTCGCTAGTGGAACATCATAAGATATTGTAAGCGGGTATGGTGGTAAGCGCAATATTTGCATTAGATTTTACCGTAGTGTTTGGCTACTTCTTTAGGCGATGCTTCACGCACTGCCTTATGAGTTAACCATTTAACGGATGCCTCCTTAGTGACAATGTTATATCCTTTTTCAAGGGCACCCACACCAGTCCAATGTAGATTACGCTCTGAATAAAGTGCAACCTTTTCTTTTGGATTCTCTATTAGTACTTCTTCTACTGGATCTTTTCTTGGTACAAAAGGCAAAATAGCCTCTAGCATTTCTTCTTTTGTTTCAGTTCCATATAAATCTATATTGTTCTTTTTGGCATATGCCTGTAATTGCGGTACCGTCTTTTTAGCAAATTTTTCTACTACTTCTACTGTTGTTGCCATAATATCCTCCACTGCTATTATATCAGAAATGAATTATCTTCTGCTTGCTCTCAATGTTTGTGGTCTTCTAATACCACTAGGTGTTCCAGAAATTGATATATTATCACCAAATATAGGTGTTGGTATATTTCCTAAAACATTGTTTTGTGTAATAATTCCTGATGGACCCATTACTATTACCCCGCCAACTCCTCCAACAGCAATTGCTCCATCACCATCGTGTTGATGAGGAACTGTTGGATTTCCTGGATATGACATTTTATTCCTTAATTGATAAAGGAGGGCAGTTTTTACTCTGCCCTCCCTATCGTTTAGTTTTTACAAACTATTATACTGTAGGATCAACTGCTGCGTCTGCATAAGCAACCGCATCAAGTTCTTCCCACTGTAGACCAAAGCGGACGAATACTGTGTATTCAATTGTATCCTTCTTTGGCTTGTATTCACGGTTTACAGTGATATCTCTCTGGAAGCCCCATACACGGTTAGCAGGGAATGTCAAGTCGACATAGTTTGCTGGGTAGTAAGGAACTTCTTGTACATCAATGCCTAGAACACGAGTTGTACGTGCTCCACCGAATGTCTGTGCCTGTCCATCAAGGTATGCCTGACGGTTACGCTCTGTACCAGCAGTACGTGGAGCAAATGCTTCTGCGATTGCATCAGCAAGTGTTCCGTTGTTCTTTACGATACCCTGGAAAGCATCTGTACCTGCGTAGAACTTTAGGTTCTGCTTTAGTGCACGATACTTACGTGGCATTGCAAGGATAATATCCTGCATTACCTCAGTTGTCCAGTTGTCATCAGTAACAGTAACGAGTGCTTCGTGAGCATCGCCATCGTTTTCTACCTTGTGTACGAAACCTTCCATGATTGAAAGGAAGTCACCAGTTGAACCATCACCATTAATGGCTAGGTCTTCAATATCGTTAGCAAATGCATTTGTCATCAAGCGAACTAGATGATCTTCAAGTGCACCGCCTTCAATATTATCTTCAAGTGCTTCTGTAGATACTTCCCAGTCAAGACGAATCTTCTTGGTTGTTAGTTCTACCTTTGTGAATGTAGCACCAGCGTTTGTGTAGTTATTGTTTGCCTGTGCAGCAGCACGAATAACACGCTCACCAACGTTAACTTTCTCAAGTTCCATGGTGTTTGCTCTCATTGTAACTCTACGACCATCCTTGGCGAGAACTGTTGCATCCCACACATAGTCGATGAAGCGGCGAGCCTGCTCTGGGAGCAGAATACCGCCTGGTGTTCCAGTTGGATTTACTGCGTTAGCACCATTGGATACACCAAAGTTTGCTGTTGCAATATTTCCTAGTTGTGCACCAACATCAGAAGTGCTTGGACTGGTAGCAGTTGCTCCGCCAATGTCACCTGATGCGAATGAACCATCACCT